TGAAAGGCCACGTCCATATCTTCGATAAAAAGCCAGACGGTATCGCAAAAGAAATCATAGCTGGATGCGCCTTCGCAATCCTAGTCGTAGCAGTAATGGTGTTTATGCTCGCATGGTAAATAAACAATTCGTAAAACTCTGCTATGACCAATACCAAATGAACCACCAAGGTTATCATGGCTTCCAACACTGGGCGCGTGTGTTCCAAAATGGCAGACACATTGCACACGCAGAAAATGCCAACACAAAAGTTGTCGATCTATTCGCACTCCTGCACGATACACAGCGCAGAAACGAAAATAGAGATCCACAGCACGGCTATCGTGCAGCAAAATACGCACACTCAATCAGAGGCAAATGGTTCGACCTATCCAATAAAGAAATGCGCCTCCTTGATGAGGCACTCACATATCATTCAGATGGATACACAGACGCAGACATCACAGTGCAAACATGCTGGGATGCAGATCGCCTCGACCTTGGCCGCGTAGGTATTCAACCGTCAGCAAAAAAACTCTGTACCCAAACAGCCAAAAACGCTATCAATAATTACTGCTCAATAGGTTCACGCCTGTGTCCTGTTTGACGCCTCATAACTGGCCCACTTCGGTGGGCCTTTCTTTTTTTGAACTTCTAAACTAAATTCAAAAGTGGAAAGGTATTCATATGGCAAAGAAAAAATCAAAGAACCCTGTCGGAAGACCAAAGTTCGAAATCAATAAAGAAGTGCTGCAACGCGCAGAAAGACTAATGGCGCAAGGCTTAACAAAAGAACAATGCGCCAGAGCATTGGGCGTTTCAGTCTCTACCTTCCAGCTTTATCAGGCAGAAAATTCGGAATTTTCGGAAGCCATAAAAAGGGGCGAGGCGCTGGGCATCGAAGAAGTAACCAACGCACTCTTCGAAAATGCAACGCTGGAACGCGATAACACAGCCATCATCTTCTATCTGAAGAACCGCGCTGGCTGGGTCGATAAGCAAGAGCATAAAGTAGAAACAGAAAATAAAGTCACCCTCGACCTAACAAGGATTGGTGTTAATGAACTCGCAGCAATTGAACGAGCTTTTGAGCAATCTCACTCTGGAGCAAGTCAGAGCGGAGAAATACCGCAGATCATTGAGGGAGTTTACGAAGAGCGCATGGCCGACGATTGAACCGGGCGTAGACTTCCAAAACAATTGGCACGTTGATGCAATCAGCGATCACCTTCAAGCGGTGGTCGAAGGCGACATCAAACGCCTGATCATAAACGTACCGCCACGACACATGAAATCCATCAGCGTGGCCGTTGCGCTGCCAGCATGGACGTGGACACACCAACCCCACAAGAAGTTTCTGTACGCCTCTTATGCCTCTTCCTTGTCCATCAGAGATAGCACCAAGTGTCGTCGCCTGATCGATAGCCCGTGGTACAAGCGCCACTTTGCAGACCAGTTTGTGCTGACTGGCGATCAAAACCAGAAGCAAAGATTCGAAAACGATAAAACAGGATACCGCATAGCCACGTCAGTCGGGGGCGCTCTGACTGGTGACGGTGGTGACATCATCTGCATCGATGATCCGCACAACGTAGTGGACAGCGACAGCGCCAAAGTGCGCGAAGGTGTTCTCGAATGGTGGGATCAGGCAATGCAAACGCGGCTCAACGATCCGCGCACTGGCGCATTTATCATCATCATGCAGCGCGTCCATGAACAGGATCTCACAGGCCACATTCTGGCCAATGAGCTGGGCGAAGAGTGGGATCATTTATGCTTGCCAGCCCGATACGAAATCGGCCACCCAACGCCTACACGCTCTTCTTTGGGCTTTACAGACCCCAGAACAGCCGAAGGCGAGCTTCTTTGGCCAGAAAGAATTGGCGAAAAAACCCTAACAACTCTGGAACGCAGCCTTGGATCTTACGCAGCAGCAGGCCAGCTACAGCAGCGACCATCGCCAAAAGGTGGTGGAATCCTGAAGGCAAGCTGGTGGGTTCCTTGGGAAAAGGAGGAAATGCCTGACATCGAATATGTGCTGCAATCATACGATACCGCATTCGAGGCCAAGGAAAGCTCCAGCTTTAGCGCCAGAACCACTTGGGGCGTGTTTACCTACAAAGGCGCAACATGCGCCATTGTGCTGGAGGCATGGTGGGATAAGGTCAGCTATCCTGACCTTCGGCGCTTGGCGCAAGACGCCTACGAAGAATGGGAGCCAGACGCGGTTCTGATCGAAAAAAAGGCGTCAGGCCAGTCGCTGCTGCAAGATTTACGCATGGCTGGAGTGCCAGTTTTGGCCTACAGTCCAGACCGTGACAAGGAAGCTCGCGCCCATGCCAGCTCCGCTCTTTTGGAGGATGGAAGGATTTTCTTCCCTTCCAGCCGAAAATGGGCTAAAGATTTAATTGATATATGCGCGGCCTTCCCTGCTCACCCCAACGATGACATCGTTGACACATGCACACAGGCATGGTTACGGCTCCGCAAAGGATGGTTTGTTGGGCATAGTGAAGACCCAGATGATGACGATTTTGTAGAAACGAAAAGGATAACGCTCTATGGCTGAACCAGAAAACATTATCCCATTTGCCGAAGGCGCTCCACCCGACGATCTCATGGTCGAGACACTTCCAGATGGTGATGTTCTTATTGGCGATCCAGAGTTGGACATGATGGAGGAACTCGAAGGCGCAGAGTTCGACCAAAACATTGCAGAGCAAATCGATGAACGCGAGCTGGTGCGAAAAGCACAGGAGCTTATTGGCTTTTTCGACAATGACAAAGAAGCCAGATCCGAATGGGAGCAGCGTTATAAGCAAGGATTAAAAACCCTAGATCCAGATGGTGGACTTGACGAAAGCGAAGATGAACGCGCAACTCGCGGTCTTTCTGTCGTTGTGCATCCAATGATCGCAGAGGCAGCAACACAGTTTAACGCTCGCGCCATTGCGGAGCTGTACCCATCAGGCGGTCCAGTTAAGTCAATCATTATTGGCAATCCAGATGAGCAAATGGAAGAGCAAGCTCGCAGAGTGCGCGAGTTTATGAATTACCAGATCACGCAGGAAATGCCTGAGTATTTCCCTGATCTGGACCAAATGCTGTTTCACCTTCCATTGATCGGCCACACCTTTAAAAAGGTTTGGTGGGATGCCAACATGGATCGGCAGTGCAGCCAATTCGTAAAGGCAGAAGACTTTGTGGTCGCTCCAGAAAGTAAGGATCTTTACACATCACCGCGCTACACGCACGTCATTCGGATGCCAAAGAATGACTTTAATCGCTACGTTCAAAACGGTTATTATCTGCCAACTGCCTACATTGGCGACACGGTAGATCCAGTCGATGACGTGATCGGAGAGATCGAAGGCGTTGATGAATACAGTGAAGGCAGTCAAGACGATGTAATGACGCTGCTCGAAATGCACGTCTATGATTTGTTTGAAGGCATCGATGGCCAAGAAATGGACAGCGATGAGGCAGACGAAAACGCTGTCGCAATCCCATATGTGATCACAATTGACTATGATAACCAGCGCGTTGTCAGCATTCGACGCAACTGGAAGCAAGATGACGAATCTAAAAAGCGCCGTGACTGGTTCGTAAGCTACAAATTTCTACCCGGTTTAGGCTTCTATGGCTTTGGCCTGTACCACATGATCGGCGGCTTGGGCAAAGCAGCTACTGGATCTCTTCGCGCTCTGCTCGACAGTGCCGCATTTGCCAACATGCAAGGTGGATTTAAGCTGCGTGGCCGCGTTAATGGCGGCGACATGCAAATCAATCCGGGCGAGTTTGTGGATCTCGACAGCACAGTTGATGACGTGAACAAGGCAATCATGCCATTGCCATTCAAGGAACCAAGCAGTTCCCTGTTCAGTTTGCTAGGTTACATTGTTGAGGCTGGCCAGCGTTTCGCAAGTACGGCTGATCTCAATGTTGGTGACGTTAATCCAAACGCTCCAGTTGGATCAACAGTTGCCCTAATTGAACAGGGGTCAAAAGCGTTTAGCGCAATTCACAAGCGGTTGCATTATGCACAAGGCCAAGAGTTCAAGCTACTTGCAGAGTTGAACGCAGAGAATTTGCCTGATGAGTTTAGTTTTGCACAAGCTGGTGCAGCGGAAATCATCTATCGCTCTGACTTTGATGATCGCATTGATATCGTGCCAGTTAGCGATCCAAACATTTTCTCAACAGCCCAGCGCATTGCACAGGCTCAAGCTGTTTTGGAAATGGCGCGATCAGCTCCACAGCTCCATGATTTATACGAAGCATACAAGCGGATGTACGAAGCCATTCGGATTCCGAATATCGATGAGATCCTGAAGAAGCCTGAAGAAGCGGTTCAGATGGACCCAATCGATGAGAACATGAGCGTGATGTATGGCAAGCCAATCCGCGCCTTTCCAGAGCAAGACCATGAAGCGCACATTGCGGTTCACATGCAGTTCCTTCAAGATCCATCTTTGGCTGGCAACCCCGGCGCCAAACAAATGCAGCCTGTGTTGATCGCGCATATCGCAGAGCATATTGCGTTGCTGTATCGTCAGCGCATGGAGGCAAGCGTTAATATCCCACTGCCACCATTGCCAGATTTCAAAGAGTTGAAAATCAAGTTCGACAATGTAGATCCAGAGCAAGATCGCTTGATCAGCCAACGTGCAGCGCAAGTTGTGGCTGCATCACCTCAGATGAAGCAGATCGAAGCGTTGCGCGGCATGGGTCAAAAAGGTGGTCAGCAGGGAAATCCTTTGCAGTATGCACAGCAGTTGGCGCAGCTAGAGACAGAGGCTTTGAAAGCCAGAACACAAGCGCAGATCGAAGCGGATCAAGCCAAGGCGCAATCAAATATTCAGATCAAAGAAGCGGAAGCACGTCAGGATATGGAGATCGAAATGGCCAAGGCGCAAGCCGATATGCAGGCCAAGATCACAAAGTTGGAGGCAGAGTTGCAGCTTGAGAGAGAAAAGAACGCAGCTAAAATACAGATGGAGGCCATGAAAAATAATGTACCCCCCTCAGTATAGACTTCCTCCAATAAATCCTGCTGCGTTTGGCGGGTTACCAGCGCAACAGGGTCCAAGAAGTGGCCCTCCTATGCCTCCTCCCATGCAGGGGGGGCCACAAGGTCAGCCTCCTATGGACATGAATAAATATCTTTTGAATAAGGTCGAAGAGATCCGCAAGCGAATGGGCGCTGGGGATTTAGGTGGGTTGTCAGCAATTGCAGATGCGATGCCAGCTCCACAAATGAATGTAAGGGCGCAGCCTGCGCCACAACAACCGCCACGTCCACAACCACAGCCGATGAGGGCGTGATGCTGCGCGATGCTTTAGATCTTTGGACCAGCTCTGATTCTTACAAAGATTTTAAGTCATCTACTATTGCGTGGAGATTACTTCCCGCAATTGATAACAATCAAATCAGATTGTTTTACAGAGATGGAAAATGTGTTGGCCTTATAACGTGGGCATTTATGACTCGCAAAGAGTTTGAAAGTAAGGAGTATTCTGGACCAGAAATATTTGCTCGTAAAAATGGCGAGTTAATGGTTTTTGTGGATATGATTGCCACGATGGGTAAAAAAGATGTATTGTGGATTTGTAAAGAAATGAGAAAGCAGTTTTGGACACAGTATCCAGATGTAACTGAAGTGCTTGCTCATCGCGGAAATAGGAACGGTTCGTTCCCAAATAAAGGTAATTGGCATGACAAAGCTGCTTAATTTAATGGGTATGAACCCTCTTAAACCACAAATTTTCTATGGCGGCGGCGATAGCGGTGGCGGCGGCGGCGGCGGCGGCGGCGGTAGCGATAGCGGAAGTTCTTCTAGCAGCAGCAGCGACAGCGGCAACAGCTTTACAGAAACGCTGGCAAATATCTTTACGCCAAACGATGGTGCGTCTTATGTGAATGGTAATCTTGTTGATGACGCAACTGGCGAAACCATAGAAGCTGGTGGCACAACCTCAACAGGCAATGTTATTTCTGGATCGGCAAATGATCCAAGTAATGACAGACCAGCGCCATCATCAAGCGATGATGATGACAGACCAGCTCCACCTCCTGTAACTGCCACACCAGCTA